TGATAACGATACAAATAATGTATTTCCACAAGATGGTGCTGCACAGAATGTAGCATTCGAAACACTAAGCGATAACTTTATAGACTTTACGGAATCAAATCCGTTTGGTGATCCATCGGAGACTTACTAATGTTTGGAGGTCATTTTTATCACGCTACTATGAGGAAATCAGTTGCTGTATTTGGTACACTGTTTAATAATATAAGCGTAATAAGAAAAGATGGAAGCGGTGGTATACTGAATACAGTAAAAGTACCCTTAGCTTATGGACCAAAACAAAAGTTTTTAGCTAGGTTAGATCAAGAGGCTGGATTTGATGCACCTCTTGCTATTAAATTACCTAGGATGGCTTTTGAAATGACAAGTTTAGAATTAGATACAACACAAAAACTAGGTAAGCTGAATAAAATAGTAGAAACTCATGGTAGCGATATTACTAAGAAAAAGACTATTAAACACTTTACTTCTTATGATATTGGTATGTCGTTATATATAATGGCTAAGAATCAAGACGATGGTTTACAAATAGTAGAACAAATATTACCATATTTTCAACCAGAATACACAGTAAGTATAACGCCGGTAGATAATTTTACACATAAACAAGATGTTCCAATAGTATTAACTGCTGTCAATATAGATGATCAATACGAAGGTGCATTTGAAGAAAGAAGAGTATTAATATATCAATTAGATTTTACTATGAAAATGAAGTTCTATGGACCTACAGGTGATGTCGGACTCATTAGAGAAGTAAATATAGATTTTGAAAAATTTGGAACTAACAATGTTATGGAGGAAATGGACTTTACAGTTGGAGCTACTGATACAGCAGATAGCTATACAGTAACCACTACAATTGATAATAATCCATTAGTAGATTAATGACTGATAAACTAAATAAGATGAAAAACTCATTGACAAAAAATTTGCCAATGAAAGATGATCCCAAATATATTATATCTAAGGATATAAAAGATGATTATGAATTTTCGCGTAAAACATACAAAAATTTAATTGATATTGGATCAAAATCATTAGATGCTTTAGCTGAATTAGCTAGAGAGTCTGAACACCCCAGAGCATTTGAGGTATTATCTAAAGCTATTAAAGACATTGGCGATACTACAGAAAAGCTAATGGCTCTTCAGAAAGCTAATAAAGATTTAACAGCTGAAGAAAGAGAAGAAGTAAAAAAACTAACACAGAACAACGTATTCATTGGTAGTACCACTGATTTACAAAGACTATTGTTAGATAAAGATAAAGATAAAATCATAAATGCAGAAGATCAAGAATAGTGAATTTGGATACTTAGGAAATCCCTCAGTAAAGAGAGATGGTGTTGAGTCTGAGTTTACAAAAGAAGAAGTAGTAGAATATCAAAAGTGCATGCAGGATCCTGCATACTTTGCAAAGAAATATATCAAAATTATTTCTCTCGACGATGGTTTAGTACCATTTGATTTATATCCTTACCAAGAAAAGATGTTTACAAACTTCTGTGAAAACAGATTTAATATTGTATTAGCATGTAGACAGTCTGGTAAATCTATTGCTTCAGTAGTTTTCTTATTATGGTATGCAATATTTAATCCAGAAAAAACTATTGTCGTATTAGCTAACAAAGGTGCAACTGCTAGAGAGATGTTAGCACGTATTACTTTAGCTTTAGAAAATCTTCCATTCTTTTTACAGCCTGGTTGTAAAGGTTTAAATAAAGGATCAATAGAATTTAGTAATAACTCAAAAATTATAGCTAACGCTACATCAGCTAGTTCAATTAGGGGTTTATCAGTTAATTTATTATTTTTAGATGAGTTTGCATTTGTAGATAAGGATGCTGACTTCTATACATCGACATATCCTGTGGTTTCATCTGGTGAAGACACTAAAGTTATTATAGCATCTACTGCTAATGGTATTGGTAATGTATATCATAAAATATGGGAAGGAGCTACGCAAAAAACTAATGAATATGTTCCATTTCGTGTGGATTGGTGGGACGTACCAGGTAGAGACGAAAAATGGAAAGAATCTACTGTAGCCAATACATCAGCATTACAGTTTGAACAAGAATTTGGTAATACATTTCATGGAAGAGGTAATACTTTAATCGATGCTAATCATTTATTAGCTCAGATTGCAAAGGATCCTATTCATATAAAAGAAAACGTAATGCTATATGATAAGCCGAAAGAAGGCCATAGTTATGTTATATGTGTTGACGTTGCTAAGGGAAGAGGCCAAGATTATTCAACATTTAACATTATAGATGTTTCAGAAAAACCATTCCAGCAAGTAGGTGTATTTAGAGATAACAAATTATCACCTATGTTATTCCCTGATATTATATACAAATATGCTATGATGTACAATGAAGCTTATGTTGTTGTAGAGAGTAATGACCAAGGTTCTGTAGTTTGTAATGGTTTATATTATGATTTAGAATATGAAAATCTTTTTGTAGAATCTTCAATTAAAGCAAACGCGGTTGGAGTCATGATGACTAAAAGAGTTAAAAGAATTGGCTGTTCAACTATCAAAGATTTAATCGAAGAAAAAAGATTAATGATACATGACGCACAAACTATTGTAGAGCTTAGTACATTTGTAGCTAAAGGTACGTCATTCCAAGCTATTGCACCTAACCACGATGATTTAATGATGAATTTAGTATTATTTGGTTGGTTTACTTCAACAGATGTATTTGAATCTCTAACTAATATTAATATGAAAGACTTATTATATAGAGAAAGATTAAGAGAAATACAAGATGATATGTTACCCTTTGGTATTATGCGAGATGGACACGGCATAAAAGCTGATAAATATACTAGAGACGATGATGGAAATATTTGGTTTGAGACCGAATGGAAAAGTAATTACTAATGGAAAAATTTAACGATTATTTTACAGAAAAATTTGAAGAACCTCTAAAGCAGAACGAGCTTCATATTGTAATTTTAGGTAAAGGCGGAGAAGAAGGAACCTTTGCTGATTTGGCTGAGAGTGTTGCAAAGAAAAAGAATATAAAATACGATTTAGTAAATGTTGATGAAGCTTGGATTTCTCAGAAAGATGTAGAAATTGGTAGTGTTACTATCCAGAATGTAGATGGTAAAGATAAAACAGTAGAAATAGAAACACATAACTCTATTATATTTGTAAGAGCTGGTGCCATTCAAACACTATCAGCACAAGCCATTGTTTCATCACTACAAGTTATTGGATTTTTCTTAATTAATGATTTAGAATCTATGTTAGCATGTGATAATAAAATGTCAAATGTCATCATGTTAGAAAGAAATAATATTGCCACGCCAAGATCTTCAATTTTATCAAACAAAAAATCTATTGAAGATGCACATAATAGAGTCGGTGGTAAATTTCCTGTTGTATTAAAAACATTAACTGGGACACAAGGCGTTGGAGTATCAAAGGTAAACGATATGGCTTCACTTGTTTCTGTAGCCGAATCATTATGGAAGTTTGATGCTCAAATACTTATTCAAGAGTATTTTGAAATGGACTCGGATGTTCGTACATTAGTAGTTGATGGCAAAATAGTTGGTTCAGCAGAAAGATTAAGGCAAGATGAAAAAGACTTTAGAAATAATGTTCATTTAGGAGCTAAAACAAAGCCATATAAATTATCACAAGAAGAAGCAGATATGGTTGTTAATGCTGCTAGAAGTAGTGGTGCTTTATATTGTGGAGTAGATAGCTGTTTACATAAGGGTAAACCATATATTTTAGAAGTAAATGGTTCACCAGGTATTCGTTCGCATTTTAATGCTTATGACCCTAAAGATGGTAAACAATTAGGTAAGAAAACAGACGAAGAAGTTATTGGAATCATTATTGATTATTTCAGTAGTGAATTAAATAGAAGACCTTTAATGCGATTAGAGGCAGGTTATATAGAAACAGTTATACTAAAAGGGCTAGAAGATGACCCTATAAGAGCAAAATTTGATACTGGTAATAGTGCAACAGCTACTATGTTCCATGTTGATAGCATGGAAGCAGATGGTGATTATGTTAAATGGACCAAAAACGGTAAATCATTTAAAAGTGAAGTACTATATGTATC